CGATCTGCCGCAGTCTCTCTTTCCAGCGCCTCATCATGCGCCATTTCCGCTCGCGCCAACGCATTCCGCAGTTCATCAATGTTTGCCGGCGGCCCTCCCATCGTGACCCGCTCCACGCGCACGCCGTTGCCGCGCAGGAACTCAAGCACGGCGTCCTTCGACACCTTGCCTTCCTGCATCTTCAGGTAGTCGGCGAGGCCGGACCATTCCAGCTCGTCGGCCTTGATCGCGCCCTTGGAGATCAGCCCCTTGAACCGCTCTCCCCAGCCGGAAGCGGTCAGCGCCTTGGCGTCGATGGCGCCTACCTCGCGCTCCAGCGCGGAGTAGAAGCCTGGGGTGACTGGTGCCTGCTCAAGCACCGCCGCCTGCTCCATGATGTTCGGAGAGCTGCGGCGAACTGCTTGCTCCGGGTTGAACGCGACCACTTGCAGATGCGAACGATCTTGACCTTGCAGTGTTGCGTTCACTCCCTTCACGATGATGCCGTCGTATCCAGCATCGCGAATCCGCTGTAGTTCCTCGTTCGTCAGTTTCAGAACAAAGTTTTTGTCGGCTTCGCTAAAGACGAAAGGGTTCTGAAGCGTTACCTCAAACTGCTCGGGCGTTCCGTAAATCTTTGCGATATCACGATCTCGAGCGCCATACCAACCGCCGCCAAGCGTCGTGTCGCGTCGCATTTGCTCTCGTGCGAAATCCGTCAACTGCGCCGCAGTTGCGCCACCTGGCGAATGCCACGTGGTCACGGTGATTGGCTTCCCGGTCGTTGCCTTGTGCCACGCACGCCGATATTGCGGCGTTGCAACTCCGCTGATATCAACGGTAGTCGCCTGCTCCAGCGCCACCGCCGCCGGCATCGCTCCCTCCACGCGCACCGGGAACCGCTCGTAGACCTGGCGCGGCGTAATGCCGAGCGCGGCCGCCTGCGTCACGTAGAAGTCGCGCATGAACTGGGCGCTCGTGCGCGCCGCCTTCTCGTCCATCTGCCCGGTCGCGACGATCTGCCCGGCCATCGTGTCCTCGATCTCGCGTGCCTCGGCGACGAACGCGGCGTCTGTCTCCTGCTTCTGCGCCAGGATTTGCTCGGCCTCGCGCACGACCTCCTGCCGGCGCGTGGCGAACTCCTGCGCCTCGGTCGCGCTCATGGCGTCGGGCGACAGCCGCATGTGCGGCAGCAGCGCGTTCCCAAGGTCCGTGTTCGCCAGCCGCGCCCCGAACCGCGCCGTGGGGATCGTCACGTCGCCGCCCGTCTGGACGGCCTCCGAAATGCGCTCACGGATTCCCGGCAGGATCTCCTCGAGCTGCGCCGTGGGGACGCCGCTCTGCGCAAGCACCTGCTGCGCGATGCGGCCGTCCACGTAGATCGTCTCGGCCGTCGTTCCCTCGGCCTGCGACGCAAGGAAACGCTCGTATCCGACCGGGTTCCGATTGGCGTACTTGCTTTCCTTGCGGTTGGCTGCGAGATCCTCAAAGACCTTGGTTTGCCGCTCGGTGTTCGACGCACGGCGAAGGTCGATCAACAGGTTCGCACCGGGACCGACGCCGCCGAGGATTGCCGAACCTGCCGCTCCGTACAGCGCTGATTCGATCACGCGCATGAACCCCTCGCGCATGGTCAATTCGCTGTCGATTCCCGATGCCGCGAGCGCAATTTCCTCGGACAGCATTTCCGAGATCGCCTGCGTGCCCTCCTCGAACGTCTCGCCGCCGACCTGCAACCCATACGCCTTGACGAACTCCTTTGCCGCCTGCTGGAGCGTCGGGCGCGTCAGCGCCTCGGACAGCGTTTCCGCCATCACGCGCTTCGCAAGTGCCTGCACTGGCATCGCGGCGATCTTCCCGCCAACGACCTCCACGAGGCCACCCAAGAACCCACCGGCAATCGCAGCCGGAATGGCGATATCGTCAGACACGCCCTTCTCGTTCAACGTGTTGTAAAGATTGCCTGCGACTGGCGTTCCCCCGGTCTTGAGGATGCCGGCTGCCAAGCCGAGGCCGCCGCCGATTGCCGTGCCGACGCCAGGAATGACGCTTCCGATGGCAGCTCCGCCAGCCGAGAACGCCCCGATTTCCTTCAGGTTGGCCGCGTATTGGCCGATCATTTCTGCGCCTATGCCGACAGCGCCACCGCGCCCGAGATCCTGAATCTCCTTGGTGAGATTCGCGATGTCCTCGCGTTCTTGCGGCGTCGGGAATCGCACCATCCCCATCGCCTTCATCTCGCCGAGTTCCATCTGCTTCTTGCCGCGCTGGTAGCCACGCGACACGGCGTCGAACAGGGCGGGCGCGCCCCGCGCCTGAATCATCGCCGCCTCTAGCAGGAGAGGCTTGACCATCTCGAGGACGCCAAGGTCATCGTGCGCCGTCTCGGCGAACTGGCGGTTCTCCAAATAGTTCGCGAGGATCGGGTCGGTGCGCGGATAGTCCTTGGCGCGCAGGTCCATCAGGTACGCCTGCTGCTCCGCACGCGCCATGTCTGCGCGGGCAATCTCCGGCCCGATGCCGATGCGTTGCCCGAGCTGCTCTGCTCGCGTCGCCTCGTCGGGATTCACTGAACGCGCACCGAGCACGGCAGCATTCATGCTCTCGCGATTCCGTGTCGCAATCTGCATGGCGACCGGGTCAATCACGGACGCTTCCTGCATGGTCGGCTGCGCGGACGGAATGGATGCACGTGCCGCGATTTCCGCGGCGATTGGGTCAACATCCGGTCCGGCCTGCGACGGTGCGAAGCGGGCCATGCGCTCGTTGATGTCTTGTTCGATCACTTTGGCTTGCCCTTCAGCGTCCACCATTCAACGATCTGTGCCTCGGTCGGAACGGCGATCCCGGCCTTCTTGAGAGCCTCACTTCCGGCGCGGTACTGGAGGACAGGGACTTCCTCGTCAAGCACCTCGTAATACGACTTCCCGAGTTCATCTTGCGTCATCACGGCAACAGGCCGCTTGGGATCTTTGCCCCACGCTGCCGTATACGCCTGATCCACGATCATCTCGCGGATGATGCCGCGCTTCTCTTCTGGACGAAGCGTCCTTCCCACCTCGCGCTGCATCGCATCAATGCGCTGTTCAATGTTCGACCGCAGGATGAGCGATCCACGCGCTGCATCCTTGTCCTTGCCAGGGTCCGCGTATGAATCCATGCCGTAGTCAAACAGCATGCGACTGACCTCGCTCGCGTCGATTGTCGCCGATAGGATACGGTCGGGCTTGCTGCGGTCGGCGAGCAGCTTCACGAACGTGGCGTGCGTCATCTTGCTGCGGTTGCGCTCGAGCCAATCGCCTTCGGCCACCAGCGCCGGGTTCCGGGCGACCTGCTCCATGATCGTCATCTCGTCCTGGTCGCGCTGGCCGCGCAGGAACTTTTGCCTGTCCACGGGCCGCAGCCGGCCAAACTGGTCGGGCGGCACGTCGGCGAGCGAGTTGCCGGGGACGGCAAGGTACTGCTCGATGTTGTCGATGAGCGTGGCGTACTCGCGGTCGATGAGCGCGTCCTCCTGCGCGTAGCGGGTCCGCAGTTCGTTCTGCACGAACTTGCGGGTGTCATCGTCCTTGATCTGCTCGGACAGGTCAAGCGCCTCGCGCAGCGTGGTGGGCGGCTCGACGGTCCCGTCATTCTGCTGCCAGTAGGTCTTGGGGTCGCTCTTCGCCATGAGCAACCCCGTCTCCATGATGCTCGACGCCAGTTCCCCGACCACCGACTTCTGTTGGTTGGCGGTGACGGACTCGCGAAGCGCGCCGAGCGTCTTGGCGTCGAGCGTCTCGGCGGTTCCGGGGTCTGACAGGAAATCGTCGGCCTGCCCGTATTCCTTCTGGACCATCATGGAGTTCACGATCCCGACCGCCATGCGGTCGTAGACCTTCTGCTCGAGCTGCTTCATCTGCGCCGAGTCCGGCGCGTACCCCATGAGTTCGCCGGCCTTGCGGATCTCGGCGACAGCCGTGTCGGCGTTGGCCGCGTAACGAATGAGCCCGACCGGGCGGCCCTCGGCGTCCTTCTCGCCGCGCTGCGCGTATGCCTGGATGGCGTAGTCCGCGCTCAACTCGGCGCGTGCCACCGACTCGTTCGTCTGGTAGACCTTGACCTGCTGCACCCGGTGCTGGCCCATGCGGCTCTGGAACACGCCCATGTTCCGGGCGAGGATCGGCCCGAGCATGCGGCGCTGCGTGTCGTTCTGGAGCATGTCGGCGACACCAGCGGCCGCCTGCGCCAGTTCGGCCTGCGCCGCCTCAAACGACGTTTCCGCCGTCTTGCCGACCGTGGCGAGGTACTTGTCGGCGACCTGCTGCATGGCCCTGCCGGCGGCCACGTCGGCTTCCTTGGTCGCAGCCTCGTCAATGCCGTCCTGGATGGCCGACCCGAGCCGGAACGCTTGGTTACCCGCCCCGACCATCGCCTGCCCGAAACGGGCGACCTGCGGCCCTGCGAGGTTCTCGGCGGCCGCGATGCCGGGTGCCTGAAACTGGCCGATGTCGCCGCCACCCTGCGGGGCGACCTGTGGCACGAATGACGTGGGGACGGTGGGCATGGTTTAGATCCTCTGCTGCGAGACGCCCATGAGCAGCTCCTCGACGCGGCGGTTGCGGGCCCACTGGCCGGCGATGTCCGTCGCGCTCCCGAGCAGGCTGGTGCTGAGCGACAGGCCCGGGTAGATGGTCCCAGCCGTGGCCTCGAGGTTGCGGGCCGAGATGCCAGCCATCGTGGCCTGCGTGCCGAGGTTGAACGCCTGCAAGCGGGCGGCCTCCTGCTCGCGCACGGTGGCGGCGCTGATATTCAGGCGGTCGATCTCCTTCATCAGGTCCATGCTGCCGACGATCTCCTTCGCCGACCCGACGCCGAGGACGGCGCCACGGGCCGCCAGGGACGCCTGCGCGCTCGCACGGGCCTGTCCCGCCCGCATGGAGTACGCACCGAACCGCGCTTGCCCCTCGCGCCCGATCTGGCCGGCCGTGAACTCCGCGCCGCGCTGGTTGATGAGCGCCATCTCGGCCGCGAACCGTTGGTTCTGGGCCTGCATCTTGAGCTGGTTCTGCTGGCTCTGTGCCGCGTAGAACGAGCCTACCGCCCCCGTCACAGCCCCGAAGATCGACGCGATGGGTCCGGCCACGGTCATGGCCTCGGCGAACGAACTCGCGAACGACGGTCCCGTGGGCGCGGCCTGCGCGAGCGGCTGCACCGACTGCCCCGTTCCGAGGTACGTGGCTGGGTTGTACCCCGTCATCAGGGTGCTCTGCGTGTTCACGCCGAATGGTGCGGTGACGAGTCCCATGTCAGCCTCCGATGGCGACCTCGAGCGTGAGCCCGACGATGGTGAGCGGCAGCGGGTCAGACTGCCGCACGTAGATGCGTCCCGACTGGCGCCAGGTCGGGGTGAGCTTCACGCCGATCTCGTCCGTCTTGAGCCCGGGCGGCGAGCCATACGGCTCTGTGGTGCGCTGCTTGGCTTCGGTCAGGTTGTCGTTGTCCGGGCCGACGAAGATCCCGCTCGAGCGATACACGCGCAGGAACGCCTCGTTGACGTTCTTGGCGCGGCCCTGCCCGAATGCCTCCATCTGGATCGCCATCGGGAGCGTCTCGAGGTCGCTGTCGTAGGGCAGGCCCACGTGGACGAGCACCGATGCGCGCTGGAGCGTGACCTGCCCGCCCGTGACCGTCACCTGTGGCATGACCGCCCCGTCCGCAAGGATGCTGACGGTCTTGCCCTCGAGGTGCGTCAGCCCACCGATGGTGTCTCGGGCGAACGCCCAGACCGTGGTGGCGACGTTGCGGAGCGCCGCCGGCAGCGTCACGTCCACGCGGGCGGTCGCCACGGTCGTGCTCGTCGTGCCGATGATCCGCAGGCGGTACTTGTTGCCGGCCGAGTCGGTCATCACGATGGCGTCGTTGATGTCCGTGGGCGGCGTGCTCGTGGACGGGAATTGGAAGATCGGGCTGCTCGCCGTGATCGTCAGCGTGTCGGACGGCAGATAGGTACTGCCCGTCACCGTGACCGTGGTGGCCGTCGCGTTGGTGCCGTCGTAGGTCAGGCCGCTGTCCACGAAGAAACAGTTCTCGATGGTCGTGACCTGTCGGCTCGCGAACCGCTCGACGTACCGCTTGGTGACGCCGCCGATGGTGCGCTTGACCACCACGTACAGGCGGTCCTCGGCTCCCTCGGCCACGGCCGCGCAGCTCTCGAACGCGCCGTCCGTGACGTGCTGGTGCCATGCCCCGACCTGCTGCTCTGGGATGTACGTCAGGCCGAGCATGCTGCCCGTGCTCGAGATGAACCACAGCAGCGGCTGCGGCGCCTTGCTGTAGCACATGTCCGTGATGTCGTAGTTGTCGAATAGGTGCGTGGCGCGCAATGACAGGTCGCCCGTCACGAACCCGCTCGCCTGCCACGAGTACCCCAGCTCGCGCACGTGGCCGTCGCGGGCCGAGCAGTAGACCACCGTGTTGTTCACGATGGACGGCTGCACGTTGTTGGCGCCGACGTAGGACTGCGGACGCACGGAGATCGTGGTCGGGGTGATGACATCGCTGTTGACGGGGCTGATGCGCCACTCGGCCGCGCTCGTAAGCGCGAGGAGCTGCGTCAGCGGGACGATGTGCCGGATCGTGTTGGCCTCGCGTGCTGCCACGCGGAACGCGATGCGGTCGGTGTCCTGGATCGGGATGTGGTACGAGATGTCGCTCTCGGTCCCGGTGCGCGTCATCCACATCGTCTGCGGCGCGTTCGTCGTGCCGGCGAACACGCGGCGCTGCTCGAAGTAACTGACGGCGCCGGGGTAGTTCCCGGCCGACGCGAACACCGTGTCCACGATGGGGGGAGTGATCCCGAGATCGGGACCGATGTTGTTGTCCGTGAACGTGGTCAGGTCCGTCTGGCCGATGAGGCCGTACAGCCCGTTCTGCCGCTTGTAGATGTTGTAGCGCGCAGCGCCAGTGACGGGCGACCACGTGATCGTGTTGCTCGAGCCCTGCGCGTTCAGGTTGTTGTTCGCGCTCACGGGCGAACTCGGCGCGCTCTCGTCGATGCCGTTCGGCGCGACGGTGGTCACCACGTAGTAACTGGTGAAGTCCAGCGCCTTGTCGCCGAACTGCACGTACCCGCCGGATGACCACGTGCCGTATGGCGTGGTGTCGAGCGCCACTCCGGTGCTGTAGGCGCGGACCTGAAACTTGTCGGATGGCCCGATGGCCGACACGATGTAGTAATCGTCCGGGAACGGGTTCGTCCACGTTCCGCCGTCGAGGTACACAGGATCTCCAACGGCGAATCCGTGCGGTGCGCTGGTGTGCGCCGTTCCCGGGCTTGCCGACGTGAACCCGATCAGGTTGAGCGCCTCGCCTCGGTTGGCCGTCACGCTCAACCCGGTCGGCGACGTGACCGTCGATGCGAACGAAATCGTGGTCAGCGTCCACGTGGTGGCGCCCAGTCGGCGCAGCTCGCGGGGCGCGTAGTTCGGGTGCACGAGCGTCAGCACGTCGGCCGACTGCACGTAGTGGATGTCGAACAGGTCGGCCTCGGCGTACGGGTTCGGGATCTCGTAGATCCCGGCCGGCATGGCATACCAGTAGGTGGCGTTCGGCGGCGCGTTGCCCGTCGTGTTCGCGATGCAGTAGTAGTTCACGCCGCCGCTCGAGACGAGGTTCCCGACCACGTAGGCGGTCGCGCCGTTGTAGGCGGCAGGCGTCCCGGGCCCAAGCGTTGCGCCCTGCGTGTGGAACCGGAAGTACCCGGCGCCCAGCTCGAGCACCATCGTCTGCGTGGTGCTGAACGTGAACGGAAGCAGCCGCGTGCGCTTGGTGCTGTCCTTGACCTCGCGCACGAACGCGGTGCCGGGTCGGTTCTCGGCCGGCCCCTGCGGCAGCGCGATGAAGTTCTGCATCTTCGCAGCGCCCGTCTGGAACTTCACGTCATCGATGCGACCCCACATCTCGGGCGACACCTCGCCGCCTGCGAACGAGCGGGTGTAGGTGCGGGTCTGCGCCATGTCAGCGGCCGCTCATCCAAGGGGTGATGTGTTCGGGGCTGACGCTGCGCTGGTTGGCGTCGGACTGCTTGGCCTGCTGCACGTAGGCCATCGCCATCTGCGCCGCCTTGCGGCCCTCTGCCGATCCCTCGGCGCCCTTCACGACCGGGCCGGCGAGCATGGACGCGAGGTGCCATGCGAGTGCGTTCGTGAACAGCGGGTCGAACTTTGTCGGGTCGGACACGAGCGCCTGGTATCGCAGGAGCGCGTTCTCTTGGTTCGTGTAGATGACCTTGTTCCCCAGCGTGTCCGTCTCGATCTGGTATTCCTGCGGCACGTAGGTGCCTGCGGCGTTGAACGGGGTGTTGACCCATCCCCATCCGTAGCGGTCGGCCGGGTAGGCGCGCACCGCGTAGTCGTTCTCGGCCTGCGGAGGCAGCACGGCCACCGCGACCATCATGTCCCCGGGGCAGGCGTATGCGTACTTCCACATGGTGTACGGCATCGTCACCTGCGCGAGGCTCACGCGGCGCGAGGCGAACGACCAGTTGTGCATCTGGAGGAGCGTGTCCCGTGCGATGGGGTAGAACCGCTGGCAGTGCTCTGCCTGCGGCGATCCCTCGGGCGGGTTGATGCTCGCGATGGTGGCATCGTCGCCAAGGTACGCGAGGGCGAGGTTGCAGATTTCCACTTCCGACGCCATGCCGACCTCCTTGTGAGAGGAGGGGCGCCGTGGTTTCCCGCCGACGCCCCTCCTTGTTCACAGACTCAACATCGGATCACTCCGTGGCGCTGGCCTCGGCCTTGGGCTTCCGTCCGCGCAGCTTGGGCGCAGGTGCCACCGACGAATCGGCGGTGTGCTCCGGCTGCGTGGCAGCCTCGAGATACTCGAGGTGCTTGTTGTACGGACCTTCGTAGTTGAACACGTCTCCAGGCTGCCGGAGGCCGTTGTCCACGAAGCAGAGAACCTTTGCCTTGACCTTCGCCATTGGGTGCTCCTATCAGGCCACCGTGAAGCCGGAGGCATACGCCGTGCGGCCGTCCTGGATGTCCATGACGATGTCCGCGCTGATGACGCCGGCGCTGTGGGTGCCGGTGGTCACGACCTGCGCGCCGAGGTACCGCAGGCCAGTCGCAGCGATCTGCTGCGGGCTGATCTTGACGGCGACCTGGCGGCCGGCGGCGAGGTTCGCCGTGGTGATGGGTCCGACCTCGCCGACCACGATGTTGCCCGAGGCAAGCGTGGAGGACGAGGAGGCGACCACCTGGAACGTGCCGTTCGTGCCGCCCGCGAGGGCGGTCGTGACGGTGAACATCACGGTGAGGTCGCGGCCCTCGCCGATGTCGCGGTTCTGGGTGCCCTGCGCGACGGTGTAGAGCGTGCCGCTGGCCGTGGCCGAGTAGGCGGTGCCGCTCTGGAGGTCAACGACATCCGGGGTACCGCTGGTCGCGGTGATGTAGGTGGCGGCCGACGTAATTGCCCCGGTGTTGCCGAGACGGAGGTTCTGGTCGAGAATCATTGTGTGGTTTCCTTTCTTCCTTCACCTATCAGGTGAGGCGAGCTTCGGCGTTGATGAGGGCGTCCACGCGACGGCAGGGGACTCCGAGGAACGACAGCCAGCTGTACGGCGTGCCAAACTGCGACAGACCCTGCTGCACGGACAGGACGTTCTGGCTGCGGTCCATCGCCTGGATGGCGAGGCCGCCGTGGACGGTGCGGTTCATGTAGAACGCGGCGCGACCCATGCCCATGTTCGGGATGCGGTAGAGAGCGCGGGTCATCAGCTTGATGAGCTGCGTAGCCGCGTTCGACGCCTGCGTTCCGCTCGCTGCCGACATGTCGGACACGTCGATGTTGGCGATGCGGACCACGTAGCGCCAATCCTTCACGACCAGGCCGTTCTTCCACTGGTAGCGCGTCACGAGCGCCTGCATGCGGTCGCTCGAGGACGCAGTGGATGCGCCGGCCGAGGACGGCGTATAGACGGTCTGCTCGCCAAGATCCTCGTGCATGAGGCCCGCGCTGCTGCCCTTCGGGAAGGGGCAGTAGACGGTGTTGTCGCCCCACACCACGAGGTAGACGCTCGTGTTGTCGGTGCTGGTGCCGCCGCCCTCGAGGATGTTCTGGCCGATGCCCGAGCTGCCGGGGGCAGCCGAGTACCGCGCAGCGAGGCCGAGGAACGACTTCGGCTCGATGGCGGGGTTGCCGTAGAACATCGTGGTCGCCTGCGTCTGGTTCATGGCCTCGAGGAAGGCCACGTCCTCGGACAGGCGGAACTGCGCGGTGTTGCCGTTCAGCATGGCGAGATCCTTATCGACCTCGCTGCGGGCCTCAAGGATGCCGCACGCCTCATCGACCTGCGCGGTCGTGGACTTGCTGTTCGGGATGCCCTGGTTGAGGGCGCGCCAGTACACGGCGGGGAGGCCCGTGCGGATCACGACGCGCTCGCCGGTGGGGAGGTTGCCCTCCTTGAACACGCAATCCTCGAGGATCTCGTTGGACTGCGACAGGAGTTCCGCGATGACCGGGACGCGGCCCTCGGGATCGGTGCGCTTCGCCCAGTCGGCGAGCGTCAGGTTGCTGCTGGAGAGAACTGCCATTGGTGTGGCTCCTTGTGGTGGTTAGGTGCTGTAGAGAGCGTCGGCGAGATCGGCGAACGACTTCGGACCGGACTTGGCCGTGGCGGCCGCACCCGTGATGACCTTGTCCTCGCTGATGGCCTTGCCGGCGCGGTACATGAACCGGATCACCTCGGGGTGGTTCCCGAGGCCCGATTCGTTCAACAGGTCGCGCAATTCGGCGGTGCCGAACTGATCGAGCGCACGCTTCGCGACGCCGAGGTTCTCCGACAACTTCTCGCCGCCGAACTCCTTGTCGGCCTTCGAGCTGTCGGCCCAGCCGTTGCGAACGGCCTCGATCTGCGCCGCTTGACGTTCCGCCAGCTTGGGGCCAACGGAGTCGAGGACGCGCTGCGCGGCTTCCTGCGACAGGTTCAGTTCCTTTGCCACCTTCGAGTACTCGGCGATGACCTCGGGGTCGAACGCTCGACCCTCCGGTGCCTTGAACTCGTAGGTTTCCGGCGCTGCCTTGGCCTCGGCGGGTGCCTCGGTCTTGGCGGCGTCGGCCGGCGCAGGTTCCTTACCAGCAGCGGCCGCATCGGCGGCTTGCTGGCCCTGGGTCGCGGTCGCCTTGGTGTCCCCGTACAGCTTGTCGGCCGTCGCCGCAACTGCATCGGGGACCGAGGATGGGGAAGCGCCTTCAGTGGTCGTTGCGGCTGCTTCCATCATCATTGGTTCCGTCATTGGTGGATTGTTCCTTCATCATTGCCGGGTACTGCTCCGGGCAGAGCTCGTGGACCATCGCGAGCAACCGCAGCCCTTGGTTCCTTCCGCCCTCCGCGAATGCCATCGACATCGCGTTGGTGTTGAAGGAACTTCGGAACACGCCCGCCTGGTCCAGTTGCCGCCACACGATGCGGCGGCCGCGCTTGCTGGACATGAGCCACCGAACATCCGCCTCCTCTGCCTGCCGTTCAAGTCGCTCACGCAGCTCGCGTTCGGCCTTGTCGCGCTCCTGTCCCCGCAGGTCGAGGGGGTCGTACGTGCTCACGGGCGGAATGTATCCCTGTGTCTAATGCTTACGGGTACTAGCCGACCTCAACCGCGCTCGGCGAGTTGTAGCCGCTGAACATGTTCACCACGTCGGTGAGCGCGTTCTGTCCCTGCGTTGGCGCCTGCGCCATGTTCTTGACCGTCTGCGACTGCTGCTGCATGACGGCGGCCTGCTCCTTGGCGGCGAGCGCCTGGTTGCGGGCGTCGCGCAGGAGGGCAACGTCCTTGTCGGCAACGATGAGCGACGGGTCCACGCCGAGCATGTCGGCGTAGATGTCGGCCCACTGGTCTTGGTCGAACTTGTCGAGGATGTCGGGCTTCATCTGCGCAATGGCGCCGAGGTTGCCGACGAAGCGGTCCACGGCGTTGGTGCCGATGGCGCGCTGCGCCTGCGCGAGCATGCTGACGAACTCGATGTTCAGGTCCATGCCCTGCAATTCCTGCGGGGCGGGCGGGATGAGGCCGGCCGTGAGCATGCGCGTGAACGTCATGTCCACGAGCGGGGACAGCAGCTCGTTGTGCAGGCGCTCAAGCACGGGCCCGAGCATGATGAGCTTCTCCTCGTGGCGCTCGGCGACCTCGGTGGCGGTCATGCGCGTGTTCGGCATGTTCGCCAGCATGAGGAAC